ACTTAAGGCATTTCCAGCTATATTTCCTATTAAAACATTATTACCACTACTTGCGGACAGAGCCGCCCCCGCTAAATATCCAAATACTGTATTACCAGAAGTACCTGTACCATCACCACTATCACCACCACTGTCATTATTCGAGAGTGATATCCGGGAGTTGGCATCGAGAACAAATCTTGTAGCGGCGGCGGCAAGAAAAGACATTGACCTTCCAGAGTGGTTATAAGTGATTCTTCCATCTTGAGCATTTCCGGGATCACCAAAGTAAAGATTACCAGTACTATCATCAGCCGAGCCTATAGTTATCCCAGCATGACCATTATTCTCAACTAAAAGTTCATTTGCATTTGCATTTGGAGTAACACCAGAATCTCCCCCAGATATTTTCATATCACCAGTCAATACTTCAGTATATGCGTATCCTCCACCTGTGCCATTTACAGTTAAATCACCAGTGATAGTTACATCGCCATCGAGCGTACCGCCTGTAGATAGACCTTTACTTATTGAGCCTATAAAACTTGTTAACATATTATACCTCTACTACTTTAACGGTTGTAACTGCAACTCCAAGATGATTGAAGTAGATCGTATTACCTAATCCTCTTGGTACAGTTATGAATACCAGTGTAGTGGCAGGGATCACAAGATCATTTGCAGCTACACAATCCTCTCCTGCATCTGCAGAGAATCTAAAATATATATCTCCAGCAGCGTAGATGCCTAATTGTGCTGCTCCAGATACATCAAGATGTACTGTGGCTGTTGCTCCTGTTCCAGTATGTTCTGTAGAAACAGTATTAACGGTCCATTGTCCTCCTGAACCGCCTGCATTGATCGCTTCTTGTACTGTTAGTGAGTGTAGTTTTGCCATATTCCCCTCCTGCTCTAAGGACTGGCTTGTCCGTGAATGAGCTTGTTATTTGTTACATTAAAAAACTGTCTGCGGGTTTTATGCTGAAGCCTGAAGAATCGAATGTCCTGTTACGGTACTCGGTCCCCATCTTCTTGCATACTTCCCAGTAATTCCTGAAATATCCTGCTTTCTGTAAAGCTTGCGGGTCCTTTGAGATCTTGTTCTCATAACCCTTCATGATAACATAATGTGCCAATCCTTCATGGAATTGACTTGGTATATTAGGTGATTCTGATAACGCTATGCCAGTGCCAGACTCAACAAAATCCTCATCATATACAGAACCATATATTCTTACGTCCTTACCTGATGTGGCTGTAGTGAAGCTGGTAGTGGAATCTGCAGCTGTTACCTTGGCTATGGCAATTGACGGAACATGATATCCGGTACCTTGCTCTGATGCATACTCTATCCACCAGACATGTTCTAAGGCTTTTGTTCTTTCGCTAGCAGCCATTATGTACTCGAATATTTCTGTGGTGGATCCTGAAGTCTAGAGATCTGATAATTATTATAATCCACCCTATTAACATCGATGAACTTAAACTGATCAGCACTACTGCCGTCTGCATCAAGATCATCAAGCTTATAATAACGAGTGCTAGCAGTTGTCGTGAATGTTTGCTGACCCTGCAGTACTCTTGTGTGTTCACAGAACTCGTCCAGTGCCTTGTTGAGATGAAGCCGTGCTTCAGCATTAGACATCTCCGGATGATGCTGTTTTACCATTTCCAATATTTGTTTTTGTGTCATTATCCACCACCTATATTAAAACCTTTCATATAATCATCCTTCAATGTAGCCAGTGTAGCCTGCAGGGCTTGTACCAGCTCTATATCCTCATCATCCACAGTATAGGATGCAAGTTTTGCTTCTATCGATCTAATAGCAGCATATATGGCTACCAGATAGATCTTACTCTTTGGAAAATACTTTAGATCACTGTGGCTATACGCCAATGCAACTCCACTCGCATTCTGCGGACTATTATTCACAAAATAAACATCGTATCCATCATCGCTCCCATCTGGCACAGGATAGACATTCACTTTTCCATTCTCATGAATAAGATATACAGGATCTTCTTTTGTTGCATAATGAATACTTCCACTATCTAATACATCAGACCTGAACTTTTCATTTACTTCTCTACATTTTCTCCAAGCTGTACTATCATCTGCATCTCCATCTGCCCCAGCTTCTCTTAATACAGTAACGATCTCAGCACCTTCTGTGTTGTATCCCTGAGATGCTTGAGTCCCACTCTTAAGTACAAAGATAGACCTATCCTGCGGTCTTACAGAAAGCCACTTATTAGTGATATCGATAACACCATCCTTTAAGAATTGAGATAGTTCATCCTGAGTAGGAGTGCTGCTACCACTAATAGCTAAAGATGTCAATGCTTCTACCTGTTCTTCAAATGTTGCCATGTTTTAATTCGAGGGGAGACTATTGATCTCCCCCCGAGTTTGGTTACCTGTTAGCCTGCATCAACAGTAGCTTTTGTTGAACCACTGCAATACCAGTTTGTGCCATCACAAAAAATATCGATCGTATCATTAATTGCACCAGCATTTAATGTTAAGGATGATACTGTTTCGTGTATGTCTCTACCAGTATTTGTTGCATGGTCAGTACCATAGCTGCCATGATAGTATATTTTACTTGCACCACCAGATATAACATGTTCACTATCATCACCAGATATAGCTTTAAAGCTAAATCCAGCATAGGAACTTGATATAGTAGGTAATGTAACAGTAATTGCACTACCAGATAGAATGAAAGCTTTTCCATGATCAGATGTTCCGATAGAAAAACTTGCAGTCTTACTTACGCTTGCAGCACTTGAGCCACCTAAATAAGGTCTAGCCATAATTAGCCTCCTTAAGTAGTGATCTTAAACAGATGATGACTTTCCATCAGTGAGATACCAACACCTTCATCAGAGAAGTATTGGTCCTTTACTCCGTCAAAAGCATTATCTGTCTTGATGTTCGCCTGATACATGGGTGAACGGTATTGAGCATGAAAGAGATTCTCTTCACTTACAACAAGCATGTACTTGTTATAAGGTCCACGCAATGCGGGGGTCGGGATCAACTGAAGGATACCGTGAGGTGTCTCAAGTACCTTATAGTTGAAGCCCAGAGAATCACGTCTCATATCGCTTAAGTTTACCGTCCATCCAGATGCTCCAGCCATGCCTACAGTACCAGCCATCTTTGACCAGTATCCAAGTGCACCAGCACCACAGAAAGCTCTCTTCACGCCAGCTTCAGGAACATACTGGAAAACCTTTTCCATATCGTCCACAAAACTATTGTAAGTATAGGTCGCTTCTGAGACACTGAAGACGTTCTGATAATCATAAGAACCTGTTTCACCATAAGTAGCAAAAGCACTTACAATACCATAGGTCGTTCTGATGACATTGCCAGCTGCATCTGTTCTTCCATCGTCTGCAAAGGTTTCAGCAACATCAGATGCTTTATTACCAGCATCATATGCAGCTCCACCTAGATCAGTTCCACCATCACGCTGTCCGAAAAGGAAAGCCTTTTCTTTCTGCATCTTGTGTTCCTGATTCTTCTGTGCACGTAAACGTGCCAGCTCTGATGATTCACCACGCAATGAAGCAGCTAAGAGTGTTCCAGTGATCTGTAAGGGAGTCTTGAATATCTGTGAAGAATTCCAAACTACCTGCAGTTCATCAGCCCACGCATCGGGTGCGGTCATACCTTCACCCTGTGCATTACCAACTACATGCATAACATCGTTATTTGCTATTGCAATGGTTCCATTAGTTAACGATTTTAAGGTTAACTCTCCACTTGAAACAGCAGTAACAACTGCAGTACCACGATTGGTATCTTCATCTGAGTTCCAGATCTCAAAAACCAATCCGATCCAAGAATCATCTGGAGTTGAAGGTCCACCAGATAATCCTACAATACCATCAACGGTAATACCACCGAGTCCAGTATCATTATCTGGAATAGTCCCAGCATCATTACTCATGTCACATCTTTGTTTTACCCAAGGGTTACGATGCTCGAACATCTTAAAGATCGGGTCTGGTACTTTCCTTGTCTCACGATTCGAGAGCACCGTAGTAAAAGGTGCAACATCAGTCCAAAGTTCCTTTACAACTTGTGGGCTGACGTAGAAATCCCTTCGATCCGTGAACAGGACACCAGCAGAACCGCCATTATACATTGACTTTAATGTTTCAGCCATTGTTTATTGTCCTTTATTTATGAACGCTTCCAGCCCAACATACCTGCGTTGAATATGTCCTCATCACTCATGGGGGATTCGCTCTTGCCAGTTTCCACAGCTGCGGTCCTTGGCATTGACGCTATCTCCCTTTCTTTGATGACTTGATTCTTACGCTGTTGAACTTGAGCGTTCGGGGCATCCTTCATTGAGTACAGCTTGGCTAGATGGTCAACAGTGACATTACCGGGATCACTCGCCCATTTGACAAAATCATTTGCCTGAGTGGGTGTCCAGTTATACGAACTGACAACATGGGAATAGGCACTACTGCGAAGGTTATTAGCCTCCTGCTCGATCATAGCCTGTTGATAGCGACCAGCGTATTCACGCTCACGCCTCACTTCCCTGTCCTCGATGAACGTAATATAGTCATCATTGTACTTCTCTTTACCTAAACGGTACTTGAAGGACGCACTTTCGGGGTCATTGTACGCATCAACCTCGTTGTAGTTGACTGGTTTCTCTGGTTTGACGGGTGGCTGCAATGAATCCTGCTGAACCATTTGTTGTCCATTAGGTTGTCCATTGGGGGGTGTTTGCTGTTGTTGTACAGCCATTGCTTGATCTCGAAAGTACGCAAGCTCCTGCTGTGTTTGATTCAGCTCACCCTTTACCTTGTCTGCCTGACTCTGCCAGTATTCAAATCTACTCGGGTCGTCTCTTGCAGGTGTAGTTTCTTGAGAGTCCTGTACACTTTCAGCCTGTTGCTCTCCTACAGGCATTTCGTTGATTGTTGGTCCGGTTGTGTCTACCTCGAACAGATTAGTGTTCGTGGCATCTTCACCTGCCTGAACCGCTACTCCCTCAACGGGAATCTTTGGGTTCTCTACTCCGTAACCGAACGGATCAGCATCAACTTTCAGACTTGCTTCTTGTGCTATGTCAGCCATGTTTATCTCCTTTGCGATTTGTTCTCAGCAACCGCTATTTTAAACCGACCTTCTTACTGGTTGCTTCTTTAACTTCTTCACGAAGTTTCTTAAGCTCATCTGCGGCTCTTTCCTTGTATAGCTGTGTAGCCATCTCGGCTTTAGCCTCAGCCTTTGCCAGTTTCTTTTCAAATTCTTTGACCTCAACTCTTTTACGGTCATGCACGGATTCTCTCTGTGCTGTCTGCAGATCACCCTTCAATCTCTTGATCTGCTCTTCCTGTTGCTTGAGCTGTCTCTGCATCTTCTGCATCTGACCAGCTCTCTCCATTACGCCTTCCATATCAGCGACATCGGTCTGCTTCAATACCTCTGTCTGGTCTATAAGACCTGATTTATATAATTCCATATAGTATTCGAATCTAGCCCATCTATTTGATGGAAGGGTAGAGCCAGAAACGACTATTACGTCATATTTGCCTGCAGTGATGTCATTGACCTTCTCTATCATCTCTCCAGTGACATCATCATAGATGTTCTGATTTATCTTTACCTCTTTAGGTTTATTATTGGGCTGTATCAGCCTGACCGTCTTCTCTGTCTGGTAAACGAACTGGATAAGACCTACCACTGATCTGGCGAGCTGATTGAGTGCAGACTCTATATCATCACGCTTGGACCTTATCCTGCGTTGACCGAACTCATCCATTGCTATGGTTCCTTTGAATGTCTGAGGTGCGGAACCCACATCCCCCTGCATGAATGTATATATGCCCAATATCCTCTCTATATCCTGTTTCGCATCAGCCTCGTTCTTATAGAGTTCGTTAGGCAGAGGAACGGGACCAGCCACGATAGGCTGTCCAAGCTCTGGATCGAACTCTATCACAGCCGTCCCCGCCTTTCCCCATTCTTCTTCTAGCTGTTTCTTATTCATTGAGCCACGAGGTATCAGAAGTTTCACGTTTGTTGAAGAACTCGCATGAGCAACTATAAGAGAACGGATCTTATTTATATATTCTTGAAGACCCCTGACAAGCCTTACATCGCTTGTGGGGTAAGGATTCCTGTTATGACCATTCATAAAAGGAATTATGGGGTAATCCTCGATCGGTAATATTATCGAGTAGAGGTACGTATCGCCTACTGAGATGCATTGCTTGATATTTGTATTCATGACCTTGGTCATCATGATCTTATCGCTGTCAAGCAATATGCCTTTATCTATGATATCGATGTTCGTAGTGCTGTTAGGGATGGAGTCCAGTGTCTCCTCTCCCTTTACTGGCACTGGCTGACCTGTCATAGGGTCTTCTTCCAAGTGATATATCTTACCTACTGTCTGAACTATCTGCATGAAATTCTTCACATTGTTCTTATCTGTGAATATCTGCTGCTTGTCAGCTGATGTCACTATGACAGCTGGCTCTTTTCTGTATTCAGCATACTGCGGATCATTCAATATGACCTCCCTGTTCTCAAAGGGGTCGAATATCTTGTAATAGGGTGTCTTTACCTTGACATATCGCTCAAAGACCTCAAGCTCACGCTCATCCTCTGCATTCAGAAGTGATTGCTTCCTTGACTGCGGGACCACATCCTCATCGAATAGACCGAACCTGTTCTGGTCGAAGTCGCTTATATGGCTTGTCTCATTCGAATCCCTGATAGCATCCTCGAATTCCGGGTATATCTCAGTAAGCTCCTTCTCCGTCATCCGCTTGGCTACGACCACATTGGATGCGTCCCTGCAGAATGGATCCTCTGAATCAGGATCAAAATAAACAGAGAGAGGATCTATGGACTTGACCATGACCTCTCCCCTGCCGAAATCAGCATCAGGCTTGATATAGCTCATCATGACACCCATGCCCTTGACATAATAATCATCTATGCAGCGTTTCAGCTCTGTATCGCCTATTGATATGTCCCATACCCAAGCCATGAGATCGGAGAAGATACTTCCAAGCTTGGTATCGGATGTGTCCCTGCCTGTGGATTGGAACTTGGGTGAGTTGGATGTGAGCATTGCCTTAGCCTGCTCTACGGAAGGATGGATCACATTGACGACCAAAGGCTCCTGTGCACGTGCTCTAAGGGCATTGACCTGCTCCTTCTTCCACTGCTTTCCAGAACGGAACTCAACATCCTCGACAGCCTGTCTTGCCCAGTTCTTACGGGCAGAGCTGTAGTCATTGAAGATATCGTGAGTTAGTTTTGTCTCAGGATGTAACTCTGGCATGTGATACTAAACGCTATTTCGAAATTAGAGATAAATCAAGCTGACATCCAGTCGAATTGTTTAAAAATGATATTTCTATTCTGTTTTTGTTCATTCTCACTTGAATTCTTGTGATAAGGTGGGTATATCTTCTTCATGGCGTAATACATGCCGTCAAGAAGGTCATCGTGCTTGGCACGTGGGTACAATAGCATCTCGTCCTTCAACTCTGTCATGGTATCCTGCATGTAGACCTTCTTCTGTGCGAAATAAGGCTCAAGTGTCTCAAGGCGTGCCGATTTACTGTTCCTAGGGTTCTCACGTATCTCCAATCCTGATATGAAGAGCTTCTCTTTGTCGCACTTGTCCTTGACGTACTCACGAAGCATCTCCTGATAGCCTACAGACTCTATTCGTACCTTTGAGGGTCTGTATATCTTGAAATACTCTATTATGTGGTCTGCTAAGTTCATAGGGGTGGCACGTTTGCGATAATAGGGAAGGATATACCTATTATTCTCGCCATCGACAGCAATAGCAACTATTGTGGAGAAATCTGCCGTACTTCTGGTAGAAGATGCGGGATCCACCCCCATGAACACATTTACAGGAAGCTTCTCCTCTACTGCCTTTCCGTTCAGTTCCTCTATCTCCAAGAATGCCTCATGGTCCTCATTATGAGTGACCCTTCCTTTATAATACTGAAAGTATTTCTCCTTGAAGAGCTGGTCCTCGTCACCTATTATCTGACAAAGGTACTCACGGTAGAATACAGATACCCGATTGATGGACTCAAGCTCTTCCTTCTTCTTCAATAGCCTCTTTATGGGATGCCATTCCTCCCATAATGAGATATTCTTCTTAAGGCTGGGAGCAAAATGCATATTGGTCCAGCCTTTCATCTCCTTCAGCGTCTCTACCAAGCATCTCTGATGCTGAGGAGTACCGATGATGACTATCCTGCCCTTCATCGGGTCCAGTGACGGCACAGCCGACTGCAATAGCCACCTCAGGTTCACTTCCATCGCTTCAGCGGTCTTGGTATTGTTCTCATCCTCCGGATCATCCACTATGATCATGGTCGGACGCTGATTCCCTTTCTTAATTCCCCTTATCTGCTGTCCTGTGCCCTTGCATATTATCATAGAGCCGTCCTTCAGCTCTATCTCCGATTTAGCCCACTGTCTTGCGGAGTGCTGCCCCCAGTATCCGAAGATAGACCTGAAATTCATGGAATAATCAAGAGTATCCTTGATGGTTCCCAGTAGTTTTATCGCATGGTCCTGTGTCCTTGATACAAGAACAATGAGTTTCTGCCCCTCATGGAACATTAGATGGTAAAGAGGAAACACACCGCCTATTATAGATGACTTGGCATGTCCACGAGGGGCTATGATATTTATTTGTTTCTGAGAGTCGTCCATTAGAGAATCCGATATCTCATAATGGAACTTGGGACTCGGGGCAGAGAACATATTAGGCATGGTCACCTTCCCGAACAGGACCAGATTACTTTTGAGCCGCTTCCTTACCTTATTCTGCTGGCTCATCTTCCTCTACTTTACGTGATAATTTAAGCGACCTTTCCTCATTCGCTATGAGATCACCTATATTGCTGGCTACATCAAGCTGCATCATGTCAGTTGTTATCTTCTTACTGGGCTTCATCTCCAGAAGGTCCATGAAAGCATCGGATATCTTTATCATATTAGTGACATCCTGCTTGTTCCTAGCTATATCAAGACCCTCAAGCATGGTATCCAGTACCGAAGAACTGTTGATACCCTTATCAGAGAGTACCTCTTTTAACTTCTCTTCTATCATATCCTTTATCACCTCTTGTTTAAGTACCCTGCGTACTGTGGCTGCTGGATGCTTCTGATCTGGGCGGTAGATCATCCCTAATTTATCATAATCCACCTGCTTGGTAGAAGTTAACTGTCCTACGTAGGCGGTCACAAGGTTCTTAGTGCGTGTCATCTTTGACTCACGCTCCTGCCAGTTTCCCTTTGGGTTAGCCTGAGTGTACACGCCATAAGCCCGATTCTCAAGATATTGTATCTTATTGGTATTTCCCGCCCAGTTAGCACCGTATGAAAGCCTTACAAAGGTCTTTACACGTCCATGCTTATCAGTATAATCCTTTCTTCCTATACACTTTCCAACATATCCGTCATCTGATATGGCATACTCGCCTATCTTCGCCTGCTTCCAGTGAGTATAGGCAATATCCATCTTATCAGCCTCATCAGCCGTATAGATGGTGAATACCACATCCCTATTCTTTATCCTTCTTTTCAATGTATCCATATCGTGACACCAGTAATTTACCTAAGTAATTAACCTAAGTAATTAACCTAAGTAATTTACTGGTATATATACTTACTCTAGTATATATACCCGAGTATATTACTTAGTGTTAATCCTTACTCTCAATAACTTCAGGCATGTTCAAATGCTGTTCTATTATCCTATTAACAACCTCAAGCTCTGCGTCCAGTACATCCATCTCCTTATCTAACTTACGCATATCATGCACGAATTCCTCCTCGTCCATCATACGCTGCTCCCACCTGCCAGTGATAGCGTTGAATACATCGTATATTGCCTTTTTACCCACAGGCAAATATACGAGAGTAATATTTAAAAAAATATATGCAGAGTGTGTGTGTGAGGGATGAGTTAGACCCACCCCCCGCAAGTTACGGGTTGGGGTTAGTTATTAGGTTGAGTTGAATGCGGGGGTTGGTTGAAAGGTGTGAGCGTAGCTCACCCGTATCTACCATACCCACCCAAGCTCACAGCTGGCATGCCCCTGCCTGTATGTGACCTGCTCTGTGCTGTCCCAATACTTGCAGTACATCCACCTCAGTGTCCACACTATCTATGGTGGTTCATGTACTTGCAAGTATTAGGAGTAACACGTTACCGCACTCGCATGTCCCTTACCGCCAGCCCCCCTGCACAGGTGAGCACGCCCAACATCATATCATACTAATCCTGACTTACGGGGGAGAGTTAACTCATCATCAATTACCCTTATTTATGGCTATTCACTGATTGAACAGACTCAAATTGGTGGTAACTACATTGCTGTGCAGGCATTAAAGTGGGAATGGTTTATCAAATGTAACTGGTTATTATGACCCAATGAGATAAACAATAAAATACCCTTAAACAAGCGAACACTAACGTAGTTACCAATCGCCCTACCTTTGTAGGGCTTTTTTTACCCTTACTTGTGTTATAGTTAACTTAACAAAGGAGGATCTATGAACAGATTCAAGAGTATACTCGCTAACACAGGCTACTTCACCATAGGTATCGGTGTGATAGCTGGAGAGCTTGCCATTTCAGGCTATGATCGTGTAGCCAAAGCCTGCGACCGCTGTGTTGACAAGGGCAAGGATGCAGTGCATCCAGTACATGATAACAACAGGGTATCTGTTAGGACAGACTTGTTTTGTAGAGATCAGTTCTAAGAAAAGGATCAATCATAGGGACAGGCTTACGCTTGTCCCTTACCCTTTTTGTTGAAACAATAAAGGAGATACCATGAACTCAGACCCAGACCAGCACGAAAGGCTCGTCTACGAAGACGAGAAGGCTCAGAACGAGCCTTACGTCCCCATCAGGAGATGGGAACGCTTTAAAGACCGATACACCCGCTACTGGGAACGCCTACTGGACAGACTGCTGAACCGCTCACCATTCTAAGAAAAGAGGGCTGGCTAACACCAGCCCTTACCCTTTTTGTTGTGGTAGTCTGATAAGTCATCTGATAAAGATGACGGTAAACAGCAGAGTGCTTACCACAAGCACTTGAGCAAAACACGGATGTTGCTATATCCTCTGGCTCGGAGAGATGCAACACCCGTAAATCAAATCGTCCCCATTATTTCCCCTTTAGGGGACATTAACTAACCTGACGGCTCAAAAAACCCTTTTTTGTGTATCTTTAAATAACCAAAGGAGTATAATATGGTAGATAAATATTCAATAATAACTTGGCTTAAACGTCAGTGGGGTATGTATAAGAAATACTGGAAACATGATCGTCTTAACACTAAAGTAGAGAACAAGGTAGGAAGGATAGCCTTACAATCGATACAGACGCTAATAAAGATGAAACATCTACAGAAACATAATGACACATTCGCAGATTGTTTTGTTATGGATGGGAATGCTGATAACGGAATAGAGTTAGATGACGTGGTATTGGATAAAGAAGACCAGTATCTGGTCAAGACCGCATTCAGATTGCTTAAATATGGTGGATAGTTGTATAAGGGTAGGCTTAGGCTTACCCTTTTTTTTGTGTTTATTAACAAACTAAATAAGGAGAGTATCATGGGAAAATTACAGGAATATGTCCAAAGGATATATTTTAATTATCATAAAGCGATGGCTAATTACAACGAAACAGACCTCACTTCAGATTCAAGTGAGTATCTATCAATGGATCATCAGGCAATTGTCTGGATGTATGGTAAGATAGAAACACTTAACAGGATCCAAGACAAAGCAGAGGCGAATTTCCTTGAGTTGAGAGGTGAGAAGAAGGATCTTGAGAGTAAACTGAAGACTACTGATGCGAATCTTTCTACTTGCAGAAAGCATAATGAGAGGCTGAATGATAAATTAACATTGAGATCTCTTACGCTTGAAGGTAGGACAAAAGATCTTAAAAATAAGACAGAAGACCTTGAAGAGCTACAGAGTATCTATGAAGACCATAAACGCTTCTTGAAGTATATGGTGGTCATGTCAATATTCGCTGGCTTTATGATGGGCTTAGTATCGTATCCATTGATATAATGATCTAAGCATTTAGATTTCGATAAAGGAAAGGAACCTCACTAACACTATTTGTGATCTGAATAGTAAGAGAATGAGTGATTCTAAGGTAGTGGGCTGTTGACCATCAGGTAAGCATCGATGATGCCTGTAAATATCATAGCCCAAATATTATGAGAATAAGGGTAGACCTCGGTTTACCCTTTTCTTTGTGTTTATTAACAAATAACAAAAGGAGTCTATCATGGTTTATAAGAGAGATGACCATATATGTAAACTAAACAGTATCATTTCTGATCTGAAAATGACCATAGCAGGAATGAGGGAAGTTGCAAATACTGATTGGGAAGAAGAATGTGGTAAACTTTATGATTTCCTCTGTGAGCATAAACCTTATAAGAACTATAGAAAGGGTAAACTCTTGGAAGAGTACCACAAGGCAACAGAATGAGTAATAAGGGTAGGTTCAAATCATGGACTTACCCTTTTCTTTGTGTTTTATGAACAACGAAGGAGTATGTTATGGATAGATGTCCAACATGTGGAGTACTACATGAACCAGAGATCTTCAGCGGATACTGTACTATAGAATGTCTGAAGTTCTTTAATTCAGAGATAGTCGTAGACGGTGCTCAACCGATCATGTCCAAGATCAGAGAGTATAATGAAGTCCCAGAGCTTGATACTATGGAGAAAGTTTTATCCTACAGCGAGTTGAAAGCTCAGTTCGGTTAGTTAATGGACACAACGGGGTGGCAGAAATGTCACCCCTTTTTTCGAAATGTTCGTGAAGTTTAGGTACGTCACTGGTGAAGATGCCAGAACAGTTGGCTCTGTTTGCGTATTGGGGTTAGCGAACTAAAATAAACTACAGTCGAAGTGGAATCGGATACCAAAAATCCGATTGTCTGCGTCATAATGGCTAAACAATGGTGGGGACGACCCCTTTCCCACCAATATATTTCTCAAGGTATAAAAAGACCCGTTCTTTCAAAAAAGGTGTTCGCTACGCTCACCCGTTATTACTGATTGCAGTTCTTTTAAAGATCGTTTTGCTATTTGGGCATTTTTTATATCTTCACCATCCCTTACCCTTATCTTTCATAGTTAACTAAACATGAAAGGAGTATACTATGGCTATAGACTCAATAAAAGATGTACTTGCGGTATTTGCAAGGAAGGCTATCAGTTTCCAACGATCTGAGAAGGTAGCTGGCGAATGGATCAATACTAATGTTGATCTGGACGCAGTTGAGGCATCTGTGCTTCCCAAGGATGAGAATGACCAAACACCATCTGTATTCTACAATATGTGGATACAGTCTCATGCATCGAGTGAAGAGATGGATCAGGTCAAGACGTACCTGAGTGCCAAGAATCTTGAGATTCTGGATTCTGCCAAGAGTATCTACACACATACAGACAAGAACGGTGTAGATTCAGCGTATAGGTTCATGATCGTAGGATCAGACTCATAGCATCATCGGGAGAGGGTTAATACCCTCTCCCTTTTTTTTCATCATTATTAATAAAGATCGGAGTACAAAATGAACAAGACATTAAAAATAGAGTTATCTCTTTGGGATATGTATGATCAAACACTACATTCCCTTCTTATGACGATATTGGAACCCATGCACGAAGGGTATACAGTGACCATAGATAAGATAATATCATTCACACCAATAGAAACAGTGAATGGAGTATTGAATAAGATGTGGTATAAGGTACTTGTAGAAGTGTCATTTGACATAGAGGAAGAATGACATATGAATACTGTAAAAGCAATATCGTTCAATAACGCACAGGAGATAAATCTCCTTGTGAAGATCATCGAAAAACATGTCTCAACATTAAAGACAAGTGATGAACATACCAGTGCTGATGAGATCATCAAGATACAACAGCTACTGGATACAGCACTGGAAGTACAAAAAATGTTCGTTACATCAAAAAAGTCAAGTAATTAGGGGATAAATCCCCAAAAAAAGGGGATTTAACTCAGTTTTATCCTTGACGAGAAAAGTGGATTTATCCCCAAAAAAAGGAGAATTAATATGGGTAATAAACCAAAGGTCACCAATAAGGTAGAAAAAGCTCTGAAAGAAAAGTATGGAGTACCTTACAGACGTGGATACATAACAGGATATGACAATGCATTCAATGACATCTATTACAGTGATATCCTTAAAAGGGATATAGTGGACTTCATTAACAAAGAACTCATTCCTTGGTCAAAGATGATAGGGAAATACAATCCCCTTTCTATCATGCCTCCAAGAATAAATAAAGAGGGATCGTAAATGAAAAAAGTGATTGATACAAAAAAAGTTGTTATAAACGATTTTGAAGGAATAGACCGTCTTGACCATCCAGATTATTGTGATGCATATATAGTAGATGCTGATTATGATGGTCAAAAGATGACAGAAGAAGAAATGGATGAATTAATGGAAGAACATCCAGATTTTGTCTATGAGACATTAATTGAATACTTAACATAAAGGATCATAATGCCAGACATACATGACATGAGAATGGATGCATATCCAACTGAGAATGACCTATATCTTGAAGAACTTCAAGTAAGAAAGGATAAGATCATGAAGAAAAAACAGATAATAGTACAAAAAATGAAACGTGGGAATCCTAACTGGTATAAAGGAATGCCAGCGGTAAATCCTTATGGAAGGAACGGTAGACCCGCTTTCATGGTTTTGGTTGAAAAAGGACTAAAAAACTTTCTAAGTTCTCCTTTCACTTAATGAAAGGTGGTCCACATGCCATTACCATTCAGACAACAGCCTAACATATTCTCTAAGAATCCAAAGGGAATAACGCTCAAGGATGCCATATCAATATATAAATGGTTATTAGATGACGGAAAGATAGCACCAGATGGAGCAGCGTATAATAGAATGAAGCAGCTTCAACAACTGTATAATTCAGGGCTGAGACAATTTCCTAAGAAAAAGACATCATGATGGAGTGCCTGTAGACCAGATCAAGGTCGTGACAGGCTCCAACTGGTACATTATTGATCAGAATGATACCAGATATAGGTAAAACTCCATCATGAGTATTTCCCCTATTTTTCCTTGAGATGATCACCGATGAACAGAGAAGGTAAAATTGACTATAATTACTGTCATAACTCTGTAAAAATGCTGGACATGTAAAAGATCTCTGACGAGAGTTGTGTTATACTATAAACATACACGGTTAAGATAACAAGTGCGTTCTCAGGGGCTAACCATTTCAAGGATACTTTAGCAGGTATGGTAACCGTTAATGTCGGAATAAATCCTACTAACACATCTAGAGGACCTGCTTAAACTTCATAGGTTGTAATTACTAAATCGCCTGAGCCTATGATAACATGAAGGAACAGGTCTGTCCCAGTAGGCACTGGGCGATACGATGTAAGCCTCGCTTGAAGTATCAAACAAGTGCGTCAGCAGACCTGTTTCTGGTTATTCCGCAATCAGCGGTAGGAACATTAGAGCAGGAGAAACTCATCTGGATGGGACTGGACTCGACCTTCTTACCGCCTTTGCGGATATCCCCTATATTTCATAATTCACAGGAGTCTACAATGAGTAGATGGGAAAAGTGTCCGAGATGTGACAAAAAACTAACATACACTGAAAGCAGGACATATAACAGCCTCACTGACAAGGAACGTCATAATGATGTTGCTTGGTGTGAGACTTGCTGGGAAAAGGACAAGAACGGTGAAGTGACTGACGAAGAACTTTATGACGCATATCAACTTGACGATGATATAAAATATCACAAGGAGAACAAATGAGTAAAAGCAGGACCATAGCTTACTTGACGTGGGCTATAGGAAATATTCTCAAGATGACCAAGGATATAACAAGCAAAGGAGTGGACTGGGTAGCTGATAGAAAAAGATACAATGTGGAGATAACGCTGCAGGGAGTCATAATGGACTCCAAGCGTGGACTCACATCACCTCAGATAATAGCCTTGCTGGATACCATGAGTAATTTTGGGAATATAGAGATACATGTAACAAACTGTGGAGAGTACAATGAAACAAGCAACAATGGTAGCGAGGGTCCTGAAGAAGGAACTGAAGGACATAAGACCGATCAGACCATACATACCGACAGAGAGAACGTCACAATTTGATCACATCAGGGAAATGAACAATGTGGAATTGACCAACTGGTTCAAGAAACATAAGCATTTCAATGATAAGATCAAGAAAGGTGATAGAAGACCTTTCGTTCTAAAGATGGTATCAAAACTACAGTACGCTAACAATATATTGTATTCTGAGAAAAGATTTACCTCAGCATAGCGTACTCTGGGCAACAGGGGCTGTTGGACATTGTTCCAGCAGTCCCGCTGATATAGGAGAATAACGTGAATAGACCAAAGATAATACAAATAACCGAAAAAGACATCTGTAATGGAGAAAGAGGAGATTTCAATAAATGTGCTGTAGCATTAGCACTGCAAAAAGGGTTCTCTTCAGTAAGTAAAGTAGATGTGGATCAGAATAGTGCAAAACTATACCAATCCAAAAAAGATGACGGCTATTTAGCACGGATAGCATTTGACGGTGAGATATTCGAATGGATCGAGGATTTTGACAATGAAGTAGAAGTGCAGCCTTTTATGATAGAACTAAGATGGATCGGAGACAGTTATCATGCAAATGGATACTTTAAAACTAAGTGAGTGCTATAAATGAACACAGAACTCGACAAACTACAAGTAGAAAGGTTCTTATATAAGAATCTTTTAGACCTTAGAGACGCAGCTCAAGCCATGCTGACAATGATAACAGTACAAATGGAATGCAATGTCAGAAGGATCAAGAGTATCCAGCAAGAGATCGGTAAATTCGAAGATACTATGCAGGATAAAGAGCTGATATTTAGTAATTTAACGCCCATAAAGGAGGAAAAACATGGCACACGCATTACTTGATGACACTATGTTCTATGTAGGTGATACCCCTTGGCATACTTTAGGTATAAAACTACCTGATCCGCCAACAATAGGGGAAGCACTGGTACATGGCAACTTGGACTGGCAAGTAAAGAAGAAACCTACTTTCTTTGAGGATGAACAAAGAACATTCTTAAAGAGGTCAGTAAGTGTACCAACTGGATATTTTGTCACTGTCAGAAAAGACAATGAAGGCAAATACTATCCATTGGGACATGTATCTGAACGATATGAGGTACTTCAGAATATAGACGCTTTCGAACCATTTAAAGTATTACTTGATAAGGGTTATACTTTAGAGACAGCTGGAGCTGTGGACCTTGGTAAGAGAGTGTGGATACTGGCAAGGAGACCATCTCAGCACAAAGTGGGAGATGATGTACTTGTACAGTATGCATTGCTTATGAATTCACACGATGGAAGCACTCCAGTGTTCCTACAGCCAACAGATATAAGAGTGGTCTGTCAGAATACTCTTAACTGGGCTATAGGTAAGAATGATCCAATGCGGTTCACCGTCAAGCATACAGCTGGTGTGAAAATAAGACTGCAAGAGGTCAGCGACATACTCGAACAGGCTGATGTCAACTGGTCAAAAGCACATGAGATCATGGATATGATGCATGATTTCGAGCTTAATGAACAGCAGGCTGAAGCTTATTTCGAGGCTACGATAGACTTTCTACGTCATCGTGGACTAAGCGGGACCAACGAACTGAACGTAAGACATGTTGATAAAGCCACTCCAGTAATGGAGCAGCTAAAGCATAACTTCAGGTTCGGCAGAGGCAACAAGGGCGGTACGCTCTGGCATGCCTATAATGCGGTAACCGAGTACTATGACCATCAGAATAAACCGAGAGGTGATTGGGTCAAGAGTACACAGTTCGGTGCACCAGCACGTTATAAACTGAATGCATTCAAATATGCATCTCGTGTTGTAACGAAGAACGTAGCTATCAAAGATCTAAAAGCGGTAGCATAACGTAAGATATGTGGGGCTGTTACTAGAGTATTAAGTTATATGCACTAGACTTATGAAAAAGGTCAGACCTTCTTTGTACAGTCCCACATTCTCCCTATTCTCTAATATTGCCTACTTTAAGATTGAAGAAAAGTAGCATATTTCGTAAATTAAAAGTATTAAAATAAAGAGGAAAACACATAAATGAAGGATAAAACACTTCACGAAAAACTCATCTATATTCAGTCTAATCTGAAGGTCAAGAAGGAAAGGGTCAATATGTTCGCCAAGTTCAATTACAGAAGCTTGGATGACATATTCGAAGCAGTGAAACCACTCCTGATCGAGACAGGCTGCACAATAAGAACATCAGATAAGATCATAAGTGAAAATGGTCTTAACTATGTTTCTGCAACTGTATCTATATCGGACGGTAAAGAGACCATAAGTGCTACAAGCAATGCGAGAGAATCCATCAGTAAGAAAGGTATGGACGATCCGCAGATGACAGGAACTGCATCATCGTATGCTCGTAAGTATGCCTGTAATGGTCTGCTTGCAATAGATGATACAGAGGATGTGGACAGCATGGACAACCGTGCAGAGACACTGATAAATGGAAAGCTTCCGAAAGCTGGACATATCACTGTGGACCAGAATATAAAACTTGAGAGACAGTCTCGTGATCCTAAGTTCAAGGACACAGACATGCAAAGGCAGGTAAGAGACTTCATCGATACGAATCCTACGAAAAAGGAAGCGGATGAGAAGATACTCAAGTTGAACAATATGATAAGGAGTAAATAATGCCTAACAAGAATAGTGGTATATTTACAAACACAACAAAGATAGTGGACGTTGTAGTCCGCTATAATGTCAAAGAGGAATGGCAAAGACGGGAAGATGACATATCTCTCATACTAACACTTCCAGACATAGAAAAGAAGGACGGAACGAGCTTTACCCCCAAACCAGTTACAATAAGCGGTTATTTCAACCGTAATGAGGACGGTAGCATACTTAATAATGGTACTGTCACAAAGATCAAGATACTTCTTGAGTGTGCTGGTCTTAACTGGGACGAATCCGTCACTGAGGACAAGCAGCACTTGACCGATGAAGCTATAGAAAAGCTTCACGGAAAAGAAGTATGTATGCTTAAATACGTCTATGGAAGAACATCCAGTGGCAACACAGGATGGAACACATGGAGTGAAGTGGCAAAGGTCGGTGACGATGAGAAACTGAAGGATAAATTCCTAAAGGCTGTTGAGAATGGCTGGGTAAAGGACTTCAGACCTGATGAAGGTGCTGATAGTTTCAATACCGCAGACTTCGATAAGAGTTCTGGCGGATACCAACTTTGATGAGTAAGCACGTCTAACGATCCTCGTATGGGGGGACCTCGGTTCCCCCATTTTACTTAACTTTAAATGCGGAGTTCAAATGGACCACAACAACTATTATGTTGAGGTAGCTATAGGAGATGTTTCAGCAAGAAACACAGTGATACCATACAGTACTCTGTATGATGTAATGAAGAATAACATGGGTAAAGAGATGTACAGAAGTATGTTCCTCTATACCGATGAGATAGCATCACATATAGCAGATACCGGAAGCATAAAGAACTACGAAGGCATACAGGCTATTGACAGGCTCATATTCGATGTGGACAAAGGTTCAAAGGATGGAGATCAGGTAAAGAACGAGGTGGATGTACTCTGCAACAAGTTAAAAGAACTTGGAGCAAAGAAGGAGTATATAAACATCTGGTTCAGCGGACGTGGTTTTCATGTCTCCATACCAGATCTTTACGGATTCGAACCGTCAAAACATCTCGCAAGAGAGGTCAGGACCACTATCGTAAGGGACTTCAAGGATATGGTGGACATCATATACGACCAGAAACGTCTTATAAGAATGCCTTTTTCATTGAATAAGAAAACAAATCTATTCAAGAACTACCTAACAGAAGAACAGTTCAACGATATGAGCTATGATCATATAGCAGAATATTGTAAGAATGTCAACTACAACACACCTCCGGTGGTGAATGGTTTTGAACCATTATGGAAACCACTGAAATACAGCCGTAAGGAGATACCAGCAGAACGTAAGATACTAAAGAATGCAAAACATCCTACGAACAGCGATGTCACCTGTGGACAGCACATAGTGAATAACGGTGCTAACGTGCAGAATAGGCACTTAACGCTGCTTAGGCTGGTGTCCATATGGCGTAGGAAGGGTTTTACGCAGGAACAGTGTATATTACTGGCTAAGAATTGGATAGATACATATCCAGATGATTTCGATATGAACGAGATCAGCAGGATAGTGCTTGATTCATTCAGGCAGGGATACCAGTTCACATGCCATGATGATATACTCGAAGCACACTGCGATCCAAAATGCAAGTATTATAAGACCAAGGACTACGGACACGGTGTAAAGTTGGAGAACGTTGATGAAATGATAGAATCCTATAAGCAATACATAGAGGATTCTAAATATAACAGTCAATTCAACTTGAAGGATATCGTGGACATAGAACATGATTACATATTCAGGGCTGGAGATCTTGTCATACTTGGCGGTAACACCAAGATAGGCAAGACAGCATTCATACAATGGATAGCACTTAAGTTTCCAGACATAAAGACATCGTTTCTCTCACTGGAAGTGAGCAAGGACCTTATAAACAGAAGGTTCTTTCAAGGTGCACTGAGTCTGAGTAAGGATAACTTCACAGAATGGAACGATGATTATGATGCATACTTAAAAGAAAGTATGGGTCACATTGAGACTACCTGTGATTCACCTGATATCAGGGAATATGACAAGATAATAGAGACATACTCTCCTAGGATGCTTGTCATAGACACCATTGATGTCATACCTGCAAAATATTATGTTGACGAATATGAGCGTCAGAACTTCATTATCAAGGAATTGAAGGTACTGGCGAACAGATACAAGATAATAATAGTAGGCATATCTCACATCTCCAAATACGCTGCTAACCAGCTGGAGAACGGTGAGAGACTCAGTATACACAGTTTCAAAGGAAACTCTGTCATAGAACAGAAAGCGGACAAAGTAATAGGTTTCGAAAGTGATCTGAAGAATGAACGTATAAGAATAGTATCATCACTTGGAACAAGGGATGAAGAACCATTCGAGATAAGGATGTCATTCAACTACGAAACATTCAGCTTTGAACAGATATGATACTTAAGGGGAGGGCGTGAACTTCTCTCGTTATGGATTCCGCACCATCAACATAGTTAACGCTCTCCCTTATCTTCCAATTACCAGAAAGGGATCAACCTTGAGAATTTCATTATTTGGACTACCTTTGTTCAAGTATGTCAGGATAAGGCAGCCTGACTACAGAGGAATAAAGGTGGTCTTACTGGGGATATTGCTTTTAACGATAGGTATCGGAGCACAAAAAGGATATCACCATCACATGTCCATAGGATTATTCAATACAGAGATATTCCTTGGATTCGCAATAAAGGACAGGATACTGCCATGAGTGGAAAAGCACCAAAACAAAAAGGAAACAGGATCGAACGAGAATGTGTCAATACAGCCAAAGGCTTCGGCTTTGAATCGAAGAGAGCATGGGGATCGGATGGACGGTCACTTGGCTGGCATGAAGAAGTGGATATGACAATAGAACTACCAAATATGACAAACTGTAAAGACAAGAATTGTGACTGTAATAATGGCTATGATTATTGTAATAATGGTTTATTCAAATTCCAGGTCAAAGGTCGTAAGGCTATTGCAGACTACCTCAAACCATGTGAACATGTATACGGACAGATATTAAAAGAAGACCGCAAAGAGACATTGGTCGTGTTGCGGTATGTAGACTTGTTGACCTTATTCAAAAGGTTAACGGGATAACCCTTAACAAACTATGAAAGGTTCCTTTGGAATATAAGTGGTGAGAACAAGGGTTGACAAATGAAGGGGGACATAGGTTGGCGTTTATGTCCCCTTTAACTTGGAAAGGATAAAATAATGGAAATGAATGAATTGCCAAAAAGATATCAAGTTATCAGTCTAAAGATCGATAAAGAAATAGTCAAAAAGCTGAAACTTATAGCTAGTGAGAATGAAAGATCAGTATTAGGACAGATAAGATTCATAATAAAAGACCATGTTCTAGCTTCAAGATATGGAAAGCTGTACGATGAATAAGTATACGATCAGTAAACCAATATGGGATGGCGGCTATAATGAGCGATGCATAGGTATAGCAGAGTTCAGGCTGCCATGCATAGTCGATATATCATACCGTGACAAGCATGATAATCTTGTGTATCCAGATAAATATATGATAACTCCTAAATTCGTACATGGTTTTGACAAGAAAAAGGTAGGTGGTACCACAGAACTTAGGATAATACCTATCAGTAAATTGGAAAAACACATAGAGGATACCAAGGATACAGACAAAGAAGGCTATATTAAAGAACTTGAAGAATTGATGTACATAGCAATAGATTGCTTGGATAACATCATTCTGACTCAAGCTAACAGTGCAAAGTATCGCAAGATGGCAAAAGATGCTTTGAAAAGGATATTAAGGAGTCCACATGCAACAGAAATACAAACCAGAAGTAATTCAAAGGATTGAACTCGTTCTGGCAAGATATGGCTCAGGTGCTAACCTTGGGTCATCGTCTGCCAGAGAGACAATAGCCAAAGAGATATGGAGTTCAGTGCTTCAGGTCATCAATAGACCGAATGCCGAGGATATGATACCAGACGATATGAACAATGAGTTCGATGAAGCAAAGGAAAGACAGATCCGTAAACTAAAGGAGATCGACAAGCTGCCATATAAGGTAGATGTGGTACATGGACCTAACGATCCCGGTGATGAGAATGTTCCCTTAGTGAGTCATCATGAGCAATATAAACCTGTAACCGATGAAGAAGAATGAAGAAGCGGTGTTCCAAATGCTACAAGATAAAGGCAAGAACAGAATACTACAGGAATAAGAAGAGTAAGGACGGACTCGAATACATCTGTAAGATATGTTCCAGAAGAAGATATTACAACACGACAAAGAACAAGGACGGACTATACGATGACAATAGGATCGATAGACACTTCCTGTATGGTAAAGGAGATGTCATGCGGAAGAAGCAATACCTGAAGGACAGAGCCGAGCTATTTGCTCATCATGGTAACGGATGGTGGTGGGGAATGGACGAAGGCAAAAGGAAACCTGTCTCTTTGAGACAAAAGAAAAGATTCGCTGGTAGATTCACAAGATAAAAGCGAGAAGGCTCTCCTAACCGAGAGCCTCTTTTCTTTTATAAGTAAGGTATTCTGCACCTTCTAACGGGTTAAAGATAGTGGTGATCAATCTATTATCATCATCATCATATCTTGGATCTATTATGGTCACTGGACAATTGAATATATTCCTATCATCCAATCCAAGCTTTTCAGCATAACTATCAAATATCTTAAAACTGCCTACTTGTAAAGCATGACTTATAAGACCTGATGCTGGGTCCTTTAATACTTGATAACCTGATACATGAATATGTCCGCAGGTAAGTATATGGTCCCGCCAACCCATCTGCACAGCTCTTGCTACACCATGAGCAGTATTCCAAATAGAATTTCCTTTGAACATGTGCCTTGCATTGATCCTTACTTCTTTACCATTAGGGAATATAAGATTAAGCCTCGCTCCCCATTTCTCATATACTCCTTGATGCTCACGCATGATGAAGTCCAACGGATCACCTTCACCACTCCATACATCATGATTACCTGCTACTAAATAGAGCCAATTAACTTTATTAACAAAATACTCTGTTAGTCTCCATGATTCCTTTGCTGATGTTGATTGCTGTCCATATAAGTAACTTAATCTGCCTATCCAATTGTTCTGTATATCGCCAAGATTACCAGCATACATACCCTCTGTTTCATTGATAACATCACTATATTTTATTATCATTGACAGGTCTGTACCGTCATCATCTACATGAGGGTCACCAAAATGAGCGATCCCTATAGGTCCATTAATATTGATGTGTATATTAAATAATCTTGACTTTGCTTTATATTCTTTTTTACGGTCGAATAGTTTTTCACGGTGAGTGATAAGTTCCTGTATAGGTGCAAATTCTACTGGTTTTTTTTCGACCTGAAATGGAGATATTTCAAGTATCTTCGGTGTTAATGTATTTCTAAAGCATGATAAACATCGCCATCTTTGTTTTTTATTTTTCTTTTGATAGTGCCAACCATCTTTTTTTATTGTCCTAGAACCGCAATAGGGGCATCCTACTACATTGCCTTGATCATCTTTCTTTATTATGCTCATGGTATGTGGATGAGCTTAGCTATTTATTCTTCTTAGGCGGATCTTTAGGCTTCTTGTGCTGTTTTCTGCGATCTGTGATCAGATCTTGCATATTCTTATGTGTAGGCATACTTATTTTATCTTTGTGGAGGTAACATAGTTGGTAAGGTTGCTGGATTACGTGTCAAGTCTAAAAGATTATTCTTTGCCCCCAATCTTTCTGCTATTGGAAAGAACATATTATCGAATTCATCAGATGTTTTATGTTCCCAGCCAGTTGTATCATAAGGAGATGTGAATATTCCTTCACCAAATAGTTTATTTCCAAGTTTATGAAGGATACTACTATATGGTTTAGGATTTCTATGTGTTTCAAAATAATGACCTAATTCATGAGATAAGATCTGGTCTTCTGACCATTTTGGATCACGATCACTTCTTACAAATATAGTATCAATTCCTTTATAAGTTGGCTCTACAAGCATTTTTTCTACTACATTAGGTTCTCTTGGTCCTAAACCTTTGTATAGACCACCTGCCCATCCTATCTGACTACCCGGAACTCGCATTGCAACTAACTTTTGATTATCAATATCCTTTAAAAGACTATCATACAAGGATTCTTCCATCTTCCAGAGCTTTAAAGCATCAGTATATTCTTTTCTACCTTCTACTGCTATATTCTTTAGCTTTTGTTGTGGTATAGGGTGTTTATCTCGTACTGACATATAAAAGTGTCTCTAATTTAGCGTATATGGACGTTTCTCTATGTAAGGTATAGGTAGGTATACCCGTATATGCGTTCATTTCTTCTTGCGTTTCTTAGCTATCTTCCTGAAGGTCTTAGCTAATGAAGCTTGACGCTTGGTCCTTGTGGATGCTTTAGAATCCTTCTTAAGCACTTTATTAGCATAAGCTGGAACACTCATGCCTGCAGCCTTTGCTTTCTTTGTAAAAGCACCGGGACGCTTGACAGCCTTAGCCATCCAGTTCCTGTCACTGTTATACTTTCTTGATGCAGCCACTAAGCAAGTTCTGTTGAGTATCTCATTCCATCCCACTCAAATTCATCGAGTCCTGCTCTACGTGCATCTCTGAATGAGTATCTGAAGTCCTTTGCCTTTAGGCTGCGTTTGTCATATATATCATAATCTCCACCTCTTGTTTCTTCAAGATCGATAGGATTAGACAGCAAAGCATCTTTGGTCCTCTGGCTCTGGAGATTCCATATTGATTCTTGTAGTGCATCGAATGGAGCATCGGCAAATTTAGGATGGTACTCACTTGCAAGCATTCTTTTGTTATATGCATCCCTATCAGTAAAATTGTAATAACCTTCTCCTCTTGGTTTTTCTTCTATAGGCTTACTCCAAGAAGGTCGATCTGAATATTTATTGAATGAAGGGAGCCATCCTTTTAGTTTTCTATCTACTTTTTCATATGGATTCAATTGAGGTACGCTTGTCGTTCCTGCTTTATGTCCAAAGAATTCATGTCCAAGTTCATGTCCTAAACCTAGTGGATTATCTCTCATGTATATTTCATCACCTCTGTGAAATCCGCCAGAACTTTCCCAATCATCAGAACCATAAACTTCAGGATATATATTTTCAGGAACACTATATGCTTTTAATTGACCTTCTAATAATCTTGTAAACAGATCTTCGACACCTCTTCTTGGCTTTCCGCCAAATTCAGATTGCTGTTGAATGAAATCAATTAAGGCTGGTCTTCCTGTAGTTGCAAACTCAGATAAAAGACCGGGATCGAATTGATATCTTGAATAATCAGTCATTATGGCTCTATATCATCGAATGTAGAATAATCACCAGTACCATATTTACCACGTCTTGACATACCCTTATACATTAAATAAGGAATGGCAGCACTCATAGCATAGGTAGGTACACCCTTGAATGGAGCTAATGATCTCATGAATTTAGATGCTCTTGAAAGAGGTTTGTAAACACCCCCAGCACCTTGACGAACAGGAATATTGCCAACACTCTTTTGAGCATCGATCAATAGCTTTCTGCCATGATAAGAAGCATCTATCTCATGTGCTACTACAGGAAGCTGTAGTAAACTTGCTGTGGCAGCTCTCCTTTGAGCTGTATCTTGGTCCTTGGTAGTTAGAACGCCTAATGCATAAAAAGGCGATAATAAAGAACCTATCCCTCTACTTATATTGAATCCCTGTCGCAATGCACTACGTCCTTTAGTAAATTGTTGAGCATGACCCATCTCATGAGCAAGGATACCGGGATCATTCCCTATCATAAAAGCAGTGTTGCTTTTAGGAACATAGTGTGGACCTTTCATAGCTTGTCCAAAATTTTCTGGTGTAAATTTTAATTTACCCATATCAACCACACGTATTCCGGGATTATTCTTTTGCAATTGATTATAAACTGCAACATTCAGAGGATTCTTTTTTAGATCCTTTAAAGCTAAATAAGTTGCACCGCCAAGACCCCCCATAGCACCTAACATCTCATATGAGAAAGGCAGGGTCATGTATTTATTTATGAACCCAGCTGGCTTTTTACCTTCTTTTTGCTCAGGCACTATAAGACTTCCTTAAAGATTCGTGTATATCTTGAATACTTGGAGCATTCTTCTTTTTAGATACTTGTTGTAATATTTTACTATATGTATTCATATATTTTTCATTCCACGAAGATTCAGGAACGTAGAATGGTTTATTATCTTTATATGATTCTGCAGTTTTCTTGATAATTGTTTTTAACAAATTGATGTCTTTTTCACTCCAAGGTTGCGATAACCATTCTTCATGTGCTTTTGACCCAAACCATTTATCAATGGATAACTCACCTTTTTCCGCTAATGATCTTATTTCCTTAAATGATTCATCACTTAATTCTATGTTATGTCCATAGGGATCTTTAGCCATTATTCATCCTTTCTTATATAACCCTTGTCCATAAGTTCATCGAATATGGGCTGAATATCAAACATACTGCCAGCCTGCATTACCTCATGTACCTCTGGTATATTAGCGAACTTATATTTTTTACCTTCATGTGTGAATGGTATCCAGTCTGATTTCTTAAGATCTACACCGAATCCGAACTGATCTTTATCCGATGTCTTACTTTTTTGTTCTTTCTTACTTCTTTCAAAGGCTTCTTGTTTTATATACTGCTCTCCTAGGTCCCTTTCATAGGCTTCACGCTTCTCACCCCAAGGGTCGAATTGCAATATGCCAGCTTTCCCAAGACCATAGCCAGCCCCAGCACCTACACCAGCTGTTAATCCAGCTGCACGTGCAGAAGGTGAACGGGCGGCTCTTGTTAATAAACTTAATAGATTAGCCATGATCTCAATTCTCCTTGTTGTCCCAGTCCTCAGCTTCTGGTTCCATCATATCATTAATAGAATTAGTTATATATTCTCTACGCATATCCTCTAGCTCTGCTTTATCGTATCTTCTTCTGAATTTATCTGTTGGAATTCTGAAGAATTGTTGCATTCCTCTCCCGAATGTAGTACCGTACGGTTCATTAAAAGTCTTATCAACAGAACGGGCAAACCTACCAAAAGGGAATAGTGTCCAAGCTTGGTAATCTGCAAATCTTTCCCAATCTCCATTGAGTAACATTACCAAACTTTGAGGTATTCTTGCAATAGGCGGGGTAAGGATTTGTAGTGGTGCAACTGCTCTTGGATAAGTTCCAAAAAAAGCTCTCTCACGCTCCTTCTTGTCGCCCCATAACAACTCCGCTGTCTCTCTCATCCAGTCAAATGGAGGAGGAGTAGCAACATCGAACAGGCTGTAAGAATACGCTGCACCCAGTGCCATGAGCATAGCGTTGATCATGAAAAGCCGTTGAAAATCCTCATAGGGTTTTGTTCCCGGCTTGTAGCCGTACATCTTAGCCTGTCTGTGGACCTCTCGCTGAAATGCTATCTGGTTCTGTACATAATTCTTGAATCGTGTCAGTACCTTGCCTGTAGCGGTACGCATGAATGCACTTCTGCCTACACTGTGGTATACGAACTGTGTAGCTTCAACACCCTTCAATGCATGTTGTATGACCGCATCACTATTAAGGTCAAGCTCACCAGCCATTCCATTGAAGCTATCTCTTACTTGTAGTAGATGAGATAGAAAAGCATTGGTCCTGAGCCATCTCTCGGATGCCTGCATAGGAAATGCACCAAGCTTGAGTACAGCATCACTGACACCATGCCTACGGGCAAGTTCCATGATGGTCTCTTTACTTGGGTCAGGATTCTTTCTGAGTAATTTATAGAAATCCTTGGCAAAATCCTGTACAGCTTTCTTATTCTTTATTAAGCGGAACTTAGGATTGAACTCAAGCTCATTCCTGATATACTGTTCAATGACACCCTTCTCAATGACCCACTTCTTGAGGTCTTCCTTGCTCTTGACATATTTGCCGTTCTTTAATTTTAGTTGATAATCACCCTTCTCATTCTTCAGTACATTGTTCTCAAGATATGTGAAACTGGTAGATCTTATAAAATTACGCATACCTGTTTTAGTGATAGTGTTCAAAGAACCCCCAAAAAGGTTGCCAGTAGCTACTCCAGTATTAGCAAGTAGGGTAAGTAACTGATACTTTGCTTCGAGTGAACCAAGTCTATGTATTATCCTTGCAAGTGCTTCTGCCCTAGCTTGATCATTCTGTGGAAGATCGAAGGGCAGTTTATCTGTTCCAAAGAACTTGAGTATCCTATCCAGTTTCTGTATCATCTCATGGTCACTGGTCTGATAGTACATATTCTTTTTCAATCTTAATGGATCACTGCCTTCCATTGCTTTCAATACCCAGTCAGAGAATGTGGTCTTATAGCCCATAGTATCACGAAGATACATGCGATAGAACTCGGCATGGTCTTTGGTATACTTTCCAAAAGGCTGGTTAGCTGTCATCTTAGCTATCTCTACATCTCCCATGAGTGCAGCCAGATTCTTGAATCGTGACTTGATGACACCTTCCTTATATTGTTTAATTGCATCATACTCACGCATATATGCTGGCTTCTCTATCTGTCTCTCAAGAATATTCTTTGGTCTGGAGAAAAAACCTACACGTACAAGATCGGATATGATATTAGCTACATCTTTCGATGTCATATCTACTTGAACAAGTGCTTCGTATACATGTGCTTCGCCATATTGCGTAGGATGCGACAGACCTTCCTTTGCATACTGATACTTAGCAACAACAGCAGGCTCGATAATGGACTGTAACAGTTTAATGTCCCTTGTCTTTTCATATTTATCCAAAATAACACCAAGCTTATCAGCTGCTTCTTTATTCATGAGCCTTTGCTGTTCACGCAAGAACTTTACAGTATCCTTTGGATTACTTAATGCCTTACTTATCTCTTCCCCTATTATATCGTCATAGAATTCATTCACCTTCGCTTTTTCAGCCTTGGTCATAGGGTCACGCCATATATGAGGAAAATAGTTCTCTTTATTACGCTTGCCTATGGGCTTGAAAACTGTATCATAGAAATTTCCATCTTGATCTTTGACTACTTTACCCTCTCTATACAATCTTCTGAATTTAGATGGATTTCTTATCTTGGTATTACCAGATATGATCTGCTCAAGTCTATGCTCATACTGTGCCCTATATATAGCCTCCAAAGGTATATTGGTGATGTCCTTACCTTTCCAAGCTGGCTCTATAACTTTCTTATAGAAATTATCAAAGTCGAACTTGCCATTCTTCCATCTCATATATTCGTTGAGTTTAAGAACGGAAGTGGTATTGATATCCTTCTCTATCTGTTTCCAGTTATCTGAAAGATATACATATTCATTACCGAACTCTTCAAGATCATTCTTGATGCGACCAATAAGTGAATCAACTAACTGTTCTCCAGTATATACCTTCTCGATGGTCTTACCATCCTTATCTTTTTCTTTTATGGTAAAATTCTGTTTACGGTATTGTGGTATATCTTCAGGCTTTATCCTGCCTTCTATGATATCTACAGCATGGTTGAAAAGTTCTACTCTTTCATTAGGAGCAAGACTGTAAAGGCTGCTGTAAGTATCCTCATCCATTTTATTCAACATCTCACTGGCTGATGTCTCTGATTGACTTACCATCTTTGTGAGCCATTCACGCATAGCACCGTGCGTTGACATGATACGCTTTACATTCTTTATAACTACCCTATCTTTTTCCTTGATAGGCATATTAGCCTGTTCGAATATCCTGACCTCATGGGCAAGTGTCTTCTTATCAAGTGTAGCTGGTCTGTTATAATAGAATATCCTCTGGATACGCATAGGGTCACGATCCTTTGTATCGGGGAACTTGTCCTTAATGAACTTATCTATCCAACCCTGTTTGAATTTGGGATCATAATACTCAAAGAATCTTAACAAGTTGGATACATCATCCTTGGTCATGGTACTGAAACCTCTGCCAGCACCACCCTCGAACTCATAGGTATACATATTGAATGCATCTTCTGGATGCTCTGCCCAGTAAGGATGTTCAGACATATAATCCTTGAGTTTCTTTACATCCTTGTCGAATTGAGGATCGCTAACGAATTCCTCGCCCATGAATTTGGTAAAGCTTTCATTTATCTTTGAATAACCAGAAGGTCTATGCAGATATTCTTTTAATCCAGCTAATTTATCCACCTGTTTGACAACAGGTTTTTGAGCAAGGACATGAACAACATCCATCTCATCGAATATCAGCTTTATAGCCTTATTATCTACCTGAGATGATTGCCAAGGTATACGATTAGGCATACCCCATCTTGCCCATTTGCTCCTTACATTATCAGGGAGTCTCTCAGTATGCTTCCTTACAAATGGACTAAGCATATATATATCAAGCCATTCACTATATGGAGTAGGGTCTATGCCAGCTTTCCCAAGCTCTTCCATATGTCGAAGTTTAAGCTGGTTATATTCATTATCGAATTGAGTATAGTAAGCATTCTTATGCTCGCTATCTGGAGTAGGGTCTATAAAAGAGAACTTGATCTTTAGTTCATCTGCATCGTCTGCCATTCTTTCGAATTGCCTGATAACATCACGTCTGTCCCCACCTTCACTTAATACTTTCTTTTCTACTGCATGTGCTTTTCTTACAAGTGCTATGAAACTTGCTACCTTGAAATTCTCTTTTCTTAATATGTCAGTAAGTTTATCCCAATCCTTCTTTTCCCTAGATCTCTGTGCTTCTTTTCTAAGCGTTTCAAGATTCCTTGATAGGTTAATAACCCTTTTACCTGCAAGTTCTCTTGCTAATGGGTCATTTATAAGCAAAGAATCAAGTTCTTTTATAAGATTGATATTCTCATCATAATAATGAGTGAACATCATCTTATGTACGCCATCACTTTTCATCTTATTGCCTATAAGACTAATGATATTAGGAAACTTGTATTTAAAATCTGGAGATGTCTCTGTTTCAGCGACCAGTCTTTCTTGAAATTCATGGAGCGTCATTGCTCCAGCACCTGTTCTCTTGCTATAAGCATTAGGTTTTGTCGTCTGTATCAACTTATGGACCTTTCCAAGGTCAGTATAATTCTTTATGTTGTGAAAATCAGGTCTATATTTAGCAACATTTTCAGGATTCATCCACTTAGCTGGTCTATAATCGACATCGAATACCCTCTCAAATAACAAAGAAGGATAATTCACATAGGATTTCATTCTAGGATAATTACCTGCATCTGCAGAACGGTTGAGCATTTCTCTTGCATACCTTCTCATTTGATCGCCCGCATCAGGTTTTAATATAAGAGTAGCTTCACCAAGATCACTTCCATAATCCAATCTGAATGAGGGTTCTTTTTTTCTATTATCTACCTTCTTATGCATATTTACTGTCAGTATACCGCCATTTGCATTAGCCATATCCATCCAAGTATGCATTGTCATACGAGCATTGATAGCCCAGCCTATACCTTTATTACCTTGATATACATTTCTTGCTACTTCTTTTGCCATAGAAGGAGAGAAAATACTGGCTTTATGAAGATATGGACTTTCATCTGCAACATCATTGAATACATGATCAAGCTCAGTTGATTTTCCTTCTATGACCTTACCATCTCTCTCCCACTCAGCATCCATAGATCGATAGGCATCTTTGATCTTCTTATCAAAACCATGATATATGAACATGGAATCAGAATCCTTGTCCATACCACCTAAATAAGTATCGTCTCTTGGATGAGTAATTATAGCAGTTCCTCGCTGTCCAGTGAATCCTTTGAAACGCAGCACTCTTGCTCCGCTGGATGAGTCAGCTGGTACTCTTATAAGAACAAACTCGTTATCAAAGCTATCAAGTACCTCTTTGACGGTCTTATACATACCAAGTGATTTCATCTTCTTTATAACATCTGGTCTTTCAATCCTTTTCTTTGCTTCCAATACCTCACCAAGAGATATCTTATCACTTTTCTTTTTTGGAAAGAATAGCTTTATCACATCTATGGCTTTTGCCTTTTTGTGGTCAGGAAGCATTATAGGAAATCTTTTCATGCCGTCATCCATCATGAATTCACCTGACTCAACATGTTGTTCCTTCAATAGCTGTACATCATAGGGAGCTGCCCAGCCTTTTCCAGAAAAGTCCCACTTAGGTCGCAGATATCTGTTTATTATATACCGCTTATAGGTATGCTCCCAAAATCTATTTGTTGGCTTAAAACCATCAGCTACCGCATCAGTTGTTCCTACTACGTGGAAGACACGTTTATTCCTGTATAGATAATCACGCCATTCATCATCAGTGAAATTAAGATCTGACTCTGCGTCTTCACGTTCCTTGGATACACGCATGATATGATTGCGTATATGTGTTCTAAGGTCCTTAAGCTCTTTACTACTGGTAGAGAGAATAGCATGTATATTCTCTATTGATATAGAATCAACATCGATAGTCTTAAGATCTATATCAGCCGAAGGCTCTTTTATAAGTCTTTTTATTTGAGCATTCTGTACTGGGTCACCGTCAATAAGAGGTTCATATATCGTTTTGAATATATGGTCAGTGACTCCCGGATGTTGTTCTTCATTGAGATTACCGCTTAATTGACGAACGATCATCTGCTTTGATACAGACTTGAATGGGTCCTCATATACACCAAGATCCAACCTGAAATCAGATATAGGCATCTCTTTTATATCAAGCTCTTCCTCTCCCGAAACTACATATTTACCTTTTGATCTTATTGAAAACGTATCATTAGATTCATTGTAGATATAATCTTTTGCATTTGCGAATTCTATTTTTGATCTTTGTGGGTCAAAATTTGGAATGTTTATTCTTATAATTGGTTTATCAGCATCAGGGGAATAGTTTAGAGTATTGATCCATTGTGTCCATTCATCGTGGATATCCTTATTGTCTTTTTTGGCTACTGTTAAGTAATCATATTTACTAGATCTTATACCACCTGTAAGCTTTGAAGCTGAACGCATGAATATGATATCAAGGTCATTCTCAAGCATGAACTCATTCATTTCATTGCTTACTCTGCGACCAGCAGCCTTACCGAGAAGTATACCCGTATCCAGCTTTGACGCTACAAATGGTTTTAACATACCAGAAGTAGCTATGATATCAGGAGCTATGCCTTCATCGGTGGGTATACCAGATCCTTTAGCTATCTGGTCCCATACATCCTGTCTGATATATATGGTCCCATCTGTCTGTGATTCATAAGGAAGTTTTAATGTTGTCTTTGAACCATCTGCATTCGTTATCTCTGTCTCATACCAGAAATCTGGATACTTATCCTTATCAGGTATATGATCCTCGAATATCGTAACACGAAAAGTATCTTTGCCATTGATGCTTATATCAAGTGGAATGCTTTTGGTGTGAAATACCTGCTCACGCTTATTAAAGTCAACTATATTCGCAGCTGTAACTTTGTCTCGCATCAGATTACCTATCATGGTGAAGCCTTCTTCGCCTTTACCAGTTGTATAAAGACCATGACGTTCTGCTAGCCATAGAACCTTGCTCTTCCAGATCTTCTCGTGTCTTTTTCCTATGTTTAATTCCATACCTTCAGACTGGATAACATCTCCACCGATCCCACCAAACCATTCAAATTCCTTATCGAGACTATGCTTATAATTCTCAAGTAGTTGGGTCTTATATTCTGTCAATAAAGAACTTCTCTCTGATTCTAATAATGGCTCAAGACCAGAATCTATTCTTCTTGCATTCTCATCAGATACCATACCTTTTGATAGTAGACCTATCATATGGTCAAATGATATTTGGTCTATATCTGGATGGTACTGATATATCTTAAGTATACCCTTGTCCTTGACACCGCCACCTACATACTTACCTTGATTGTCGAGACTGTCCTCTATATGGAACCAGTCATTCTTCTTTACGGAATAATCTATCTTACCTGTTTCAAAGTTTGGGATACCATTGAAGGGCTTGACCACTATGATATTCCCTTCGTTATCAGGAGTGCCTTTAAGGTTTATATATTTTAAGGTCCCTATCTCATTTTCTATGAATTCTTCTGCTGGTACTCTGTTTATGGTAACTTCCTGACCATCAACTATCTCTTTTCTTGATGGACTCATAGAATCCATTCTGGTCCCACGATAATCACCAGTTCTCTCTATTACTTCAACATTGATTATATTATCATTTTTATCTCTAAATAATTGGACCAGCATTTGTGCTCTAGGGGATTGCCTTGGGTCAATCTGACCTTCTGGAAATGGGTCTTCCCAGTTATCGATGCTTATAACGATACCACCCTGTACTATCTGCCCAGCTTGTTCACGTGCTATATTGTCAACATCTTTTTCTGTAGGGGGCTTACCTAAACGTTTCTCAGCTGCATCAGTAAGATGTTTTTCAAGTTTATCATTAGATGTCACGCCTGCATTCTTTTCGGCTTCTGTAGGCTCCCAAGCACCTGTTTTCATCATACTGATACGTGCTTGGTCAGAAGCCTGCTTGGATACATATGCTTGTGTATCATTAGAAAGCGTATTCCATTCAGGGTTCTTTTCAGGGTAGAACACTCTGTCTGGTCTTCCTGATATCATTTCTTCTGCGTAGAATTTCATACCAGCCTTTTCATGGGATGGTCTTGACTGATAGCCAAAGAATCCGCCAAGCAGATACTGATATAATTGCATCTCTATAGGCATATCATTCAATGTAGTAGGCAATCCTAACATCATAGAACCTATACCAGACTTGATAAGCTGTTCAGCTTTTACATGATTATTAACATTCTTGGTCTTTAGTAGATTGCCTATATATTTAAAGTTTCCAAGACCGCCAAATGCACCACCTGCTATAGTGCCATGTACCATAGAATTGAGTATCTGGTCTGGACCACCCCATATACTGCTTACGCCACTTGCTACACCAAGATGTGCAGCGTCATTCAAAACGCCACGTACTGCACTGCCACGCTTAAGGAATTCAAGTGATTCGAGTCCAGCCTTTGATATTCCTTTGTTCAAAAGGTCGCTTGCTTTATCTCCAAAGAACATAGGCACTGAGAACTTATGTGCGACCTGAGCACCATATGCACCCTTCTTAAGTGCATTCTCAACTCCAACCATTCCTAATTTAGATGCACCAGCAGCCAGTCCTTTCAATGGTATGGCAGCTATACCGGGAGCAAACCCTACAAGATGTCCCATAGAGTGTGCTATA